GTTGGAAGTTATTCCTATTGTGATGGTTATGTTTTCTCGTACATGTATCACTTCCTCATAAACTCCATGAAATTTCATCATTTTGTTTTGGTAGGCTTGTGCTTGTTTATGCACGTGCGAATCTTGTCGAGACTCGTCCAAGTTGATTTTGTAGGCTTCATCAAACGTAGTTCCAATGCGTGTGCACTGGTAATCTATCCACTCCATAATGTTTTCAATGGTTTTCCCTGACGTGTAAAGCATCCAGTGGCTTCCGCTCCAACACTTTGATAGTTGTTTACCCCACGAGTATAACTCGGGTCCCATCATTGCGTTGTGTCTATCGGTTGCTCCAGATATTAACCTTACGTCAAAGTCTTGTACCTTGTACATTATTTCGGTTTTAATGAAAGCTTTTCGTATCATATCCTTGTGCTCTAAAGGTATGTCGCTGAGTTCTAACCAGGCTTTCAGTTGGTTTAACTTCCGGGTTGCATCAAATGTGCTTCTCTCGTTCCACTCGGTGAACGTCTTGTGCTCTATTTCCCAACCTGGATAGATTGAGTTAAAGTTTTTGACTGTCCACTCGTAAATGTGGTCCCAACTTATTGCGTCGAGAGTAGTAACGAGTTGTCGCATCATTACTGCATTGTACTCATTTCGTTCACATATGAGAGGATTCTGGGGAGGTTGCTTGGTTGCGATAATGCCATGGGCAAAAACCCTAGGTCTCTGATCTGCCTGATCAGGTTCGTAGTCAATCCCGATATATCCACAATTGGGTACACGAGTTTCTGTGCTTGCCTGATAGCCATACAAGAAAGAATTGAGATTAATAGGACCTTGGCTGGTTTCAAATGGATAAAACGCCAAATGATCGATCCTATCTTGCTCGGTAAACTCATTTGGCCCTTGCCTTTTAAATGTCCATTAAAAGTGGCTGGATGTCCTTGAAACCATTCCTTAATTGATGGTACAGGGTTGAGTCCGATCTTGTTTCTCACACGGTTAACAACGGTATCCCGGTCTGTAGCCATGTCTATGACTCTGTCCAGTATGCGTTCTTCTTCCATTTTTGCCAACTCCAGCGCTTCTAAATGAATCTCTGTCACTTCTGAATAATCAGTTATTCCGCTTCTTTCGCATATGCCTGCTGTCGCCGAATATGTCTTTTTAAGGACGTCTTTGGTTTCATTAGGGTTATATACTAAGCGTTTCACTATTTTGCTTAGAACATCCTCTCGTACCTGTTCGTCGTCTCTAGGTACTTCTACAGCGTCACCTGGTGTGGGTTCATCTGGTGGAGGTGGGTTTGGTTCTCCCAAGGAAGGGGGAGGGTCATTGTTTAAGGTCAGGTGGAGCGATTGGGGAGGTAGAGTTTCATGTTCGGCAAGACCGTTCCAAATGACCATCATTTGGAAGCAGTACGTATCACCTATCTTGTTCATGAGATGCCATGT